GAACCCCCTTTCGGGTCACAGCTTTTTGCAGGTTGTGAGTCTGACTGGGTACCTTAGGTACGACATACAAGATATCTAGGCGTAATGCCTCTGATCTCGACGTACGGTCGGTTTGCGAAGATTGTCGACTCCGCTTCGGTGGATGGCAATGTACCGCTTGCCTAACGTGTGTTTTCTGTGCACAAGCAGGGATGCCCTTGATGGCGAAAATCCCCGTAAATGCTTATCTGGCAGAACCGTAGAGCTCGGTAGCTCACACACCACACCTATGCATTGATGTCAAAGAAATCGAATAATACGAAGCCTTCGACAAGCTTAGGTCCAGCATGGTCAACCATGCGCGGTCTATCCGCCTCACCCTCCTTCCTCCCTCCTACCCTACCGTCAAAGTCCAGCCTTGTCGATCTTGCCCAGTTTCCTGAAGGCATTTCGACCAAGGAGGCGTCCACTCGTTTTTCTGGTTTTCTGTTCGCCAAGCTCATTCCCAAGGTCCAAGACCCTGACGTTGAGCTCCACGCCTACGCGGCAAAACTGTCCCTCCCCCCTCTCTCGACTCCGCAGTACAAGTCTGCGCTCACCAATTTCCTCCTGCCTACGTTCCGGCATGGATGGGATAAAGGGTATGCGCACGAAGTTGAAACCGGCATCCTCTCTTCGGGTAAAACCGTCGAGGGGATTGAGGCCCATGAATGGGACCTCCCCCGTGACTCCTTCGTCGACTACTGCACCACGACCTGCCCTCCTCCGGTTGCCTTTGAGTCCGTCAAAAAGCGCAAATTGGTTGCGATCCCTGATTCTGGGAAATTGCGACTGATCACGCTCGGATCCAAATGGCAGCACCTGCTTGCCCCCCTTCACCGCACTATCTACTCAGTGCTCACCCATCGTTCCGCCGTCCTTCGGGGCGAACCCCTCCCTTCTACCTTTTCCGCTTTCCCCTCCTCCTCTGACCCCCACTGCTCCGCAGACTACGAGGCGTCGACTGACAACCTGTCCGCCCTCCATGCATCCCACATCCTCGGGATCCTGCGAGCCTCCTCCGCGCATGTTCCATCCCACATTTGGGACCTTGCCGAAGCCTCCCTCACCGGTTCCATCTCCTACCAGACGTCTGATGGGAAGTCGCATGTCTTCAACCAGACGACTGGACAGTTGATGGGCAACTACCTGTCCTTCCCCCTCCTATGCATCTCCAACTTGGCCACGTTGTTCGTAGCGTTCGGTCCGGAGAAAGCATGGAGGTTGATTTTCAAGAAGTTGGTGGTGGTGAATGGCGACGACTTGGTCTTCAAAGCGAGTTTGGAAGACATAGAGCGATGGAAGTCGTGTTTGTGGTTTTCTGGCTTCGTGGTGAATTCGAGCAAGACTTCTGTTCATAGTCGGCTCTTCACCCTTAACTCGAAGCTGTTTTCGTGTGGTAAGAAAAGAGTAAGGAAAGTATGGCACCTGGTTCCTAAAGGTGTCTTCAAGAAAACGGATCCTTTCAAAAGCCCCGACTTGATGTCCGCCCATGCGGCCGTCGTTAGGGTCAATGCGAAAGGTTGTCCAGGAAAAGAAAAAGCGAGAGTGGTGCGTGCGTTGGCTTCTGTCAAAAAGGCTGCCTACAAGGCAACGTCAGTTCGGACGTTGTGTGGGGAGTCAGAAGAAGAGTACACGAGTTGGCCTAAAGTGTGGAAGATGGCAGAACGGATTAAGGAGTGGAGTCGGCGGTATGAGCCGTTAAGAGAGAAGATGGAAGGGCCTGAGTTGGCCAAGATAAGGAGTGTGTGGGCTACGGAAGCCGA